GCGGGCTTTGGTTTCGGTTGTGTCTTTGGTACCAAGCTCCTTGTGTAACAGTGACCGGGCTGCTCGGTTTACTCGTTCGTCAAAGGAAGCCTGGTCGGGAAAGACAGCGAACGGTGCCGCGGGCGGCGAACCAGAAGGCTGGGGAGGAGGAGCACCGCCAGCTGGGGCACCTTCGCCTTCAGGCGCCATCAGTCGCGTCAGTCCCATCAGAATTGCAAAGAACATCGTGTCACCTCTGTGTTGTCTGTTTCCGGCCTTACCGCGGCCGTAGCGTTGCACAAAACAACAGTGCCCCCCTGTTCTACGCCAGAGAGGCACTGATGGCAATGAGCCTAGCTACTAGACGGACAGCAGCGCCGTCTTGATCGCCCCAATCACGCCCGTGGTCGGGAACTCCACGTACGTCACCGAGGCCTGAGTCACGGCGTCAGCTGCCGCGGTCGTGATGCCCGTTCCGGCTGCGTTCAAGCAGACCTGACCGGTCGTGGGAGAACCGCCGCGAGCAATCACGGTAAGGGCTCCAACAAGAGTCCCCGCTGTGCTGGTGGCCGCCAACAGAAGCCGAGACTTCTTGGAGCTCAAGAAGGTTCCAGCGTTGCTGGTGAGCGAGATCGTCTCGGTCCAGACGTCGCCCTCTTCGGGGATGTAGTCCACCTGAGCAGTCGTCACGGCATCCGTTGCGACGTTGAACTGGATGTTCCCCGTGGGTCCGATCCCAACTTCGTGGGTCGCTGGAGTTGCTCCAATAACTGGCGTGCATCTACCAGTCACGCTGCCAGCGGTCGCGTAGGCCGCGAGAATGGCCGCTGCCTTGAGATCGTTCGGAAGCACGAACAGCGACGTGCTAACCGGGTTGGCGAGCGACACCGAAACAGGAAGGCGACTGAGCGCCGTCCCGAGCTTCAATGAAGCGAATGCCGCCGTGAGTAGGTTGAGTCCAGCTTGGTTGAGTACAGTCTTGATCGAGCGCATTTTGGTCACCTTCATAGGCGGGCTTGAATCAGCAATCCCAGGAGCCGCCTAGATCCCCTGGGTTACCGTTGCGGCGATGGCCGCGAGAAACGTTGCGGAGCGGGCTAACGGCCCAAGCCAGTTGGCGGAAGACTGCCGACGTTCATGCCCTGCTGAGACGAGCTGAGCTGTTCGGTTCGGTTCGGGCTCGGCGAGAATCCACCGAGAGTCATTGGCTTGGAGAACGTGCCGACTACAGGCAGCTCTGCCTCCGAGAAGAACGGGCCGCCCGCCGCGCCATCGTGCAAGGCGTCAGGTTGCTGCTCTGGGTACTTGTTTCTGGTGCTTCCGTCAGATCCGGTGAGTAGCGACATTAGTTTCCTCCTTAGCGGAAACGGTACGGGATCGAGGATACCGCACGCGGCCCCCCGTCGTCAGGTGAATCCGATAGGCCCCCGCGGTGCGCACGGGATTCAGCCTGTCTACGCTCTTCCTCAGCCACCTCGGTCGGCGTGTCTGGAAACACGCTGACTTGGCTTCCCCAAGGGTTCAAGGCTTGGGCGCGCACCGCGTCACCGGAGCGCTCTTCCCGCTCGTGCTGCTGCCGGATGAACTCGTATTGCTTCTCCGGTTCCTGGGGCTCGTAGTACGGAGTCCCGAAGTACGGAGAAGTTTCCTTGACGGGTTGTGTCGGCGGCAAATCCTCGGGGAAGAGGAACGGGGCTCGGGCGCTGATCGGGCTGCTCGGTGGGTCGCTTGGCGCCATGCCGAGAGTCTATCCCTTACTTGCCTTGCCTGCAATGAACGCAATCACAGCACCCGCCGTCGCAATCCGATCGCCCACAGGTCTCGCAAGCGTCCGCCGGGATTTCGCAATTTTCACAGAAAATCTGGCATCCCTCGAATGTAACCACTGATGCGAACCGGCTTCAACAATATGGCGCCCAACCGTTCCAGTTACGTTGCGCCGCATTCTTCCTGCAATCACCGTCGCAGTCTGTCTGCCCACATGATTGGCATTGCGGCGGATCCGAGGCACATTCCTCACATTCGGCCTCTTTCGGATCCGAATCATCATCAATTTCAGTTGCGGCTCCACAATAGTGGCACTCTGCGTTCATGATAGTCTCCTTGATTTCGCTCGACACCACAAATCCGCTCTTGGTTCCAATCCTAGAAACTCACGCAGCACGGGAATGAACCAATTTGAGTCGTCGATTTCCTTCTAAACCCTCGCCACTTTTGCGCGTTCTCGCTCGCGCAAGGCCTCGAGAGCCCAGTCCGACTTGACCCCTTTGCGCTCCTTCAGCTTTCGGCGCTGCCGAATGGTTAGACCGTCGATCATCGGTTGCCGCATTCCGAGCAGGGCTTCGCTTTCTGGCCCCTGCTGCACAGAATCATCTCGAACGGTTTCCCGTCCGCGGTTCTGCCCGAGTAGTGACGGCAGGTCATCTGTGCCACCAGCGGCCGCAATCCCGGCACTTGAAGTGGCACACTAAGCCGGTCTTCTTGGACCGTGTGGTCTTCGAATCCTCGGGCAGCCCATGACCAAACGTCAGACACTCAAGTCCTGACCGACGAAAAAACCAGCCCAGCCATTCTAAAGCCTTGTCAATCAGCATTGCTTACCTGCTTTCGGGTGCAATATAGCTAACTGGTTACTAGAGGCAAGAATTATTTCTCGAAATCTCTTGCCAGCTTTGCCGCGGCTCGGCGAGCAGCAATACGTGCCTTTTGCTCAGCTACCGCCCCGGCCAGTCGCTGCTTGGCCAGTTCCTTGGGTAAAGCTTCCTGAGCCTCTGCTTCCTTGGTCCGTTGAATCTCTTCGGGGGATGGCGGCTCGGTCACCTTGACCTCTGCCCAGTGCGGACGCCACGGAATGATGGTCTCCCGGTCGTTGGGGCGCCCTGGGGGGTACTGGTAGGTCCGGCCTACGCCGTCCGTGAAGTAGCCGTCAAGCGGGCGGATCTGGCCATGCACCACCTTGGAGTCGTAGGCCGTCCGACGATCGAAAGTGGCCACGATCTTCTTTTGGAGATCCGGAAAGTCCGAAGTCCGAGCGGCATACATCGTGTCGAGGGCGGCGCCGTTGTAGGCGTGCGCCGTTTCCGTGCGAACAATCCTCTCCGCCCAGTAGCGCCGTCTCACGTAGCCAGTCGGCTCTGGAAAGGAGCCTGGTAGCTGCGCGTGGAGGCTCTCCGCCGTCACGCCGCCTTTCGCCCCTGCGGACACCAGATGGTCGATCATCTGGCTGTGCGTCGCCCCGGTAAGCTGCCCCGCCCGCAACACGCCCTCGAAATCTCGAGTCATGGCCGCCCCGTAGCGCTCCCATGAAGCCAGGTTCTGGCGGATCCGACTGGCGCCCGCCCCTCGCAGTGTCGCGTCCTGAACAGCCTGGCTGTGCAGCGCCAAAGGCCGAGTGATTCCCACGAAGTGGGTTTCCAGTTTCGTCGCCAGTCCGATCGTCTGCTTGACCGCCAGCCGCACGGCAATCCGCGCCTGCGCGTCAGTCCGCCCCGCCATGCGTTGGACCAAATAGGCGGTGGTCAGTCGAATCTGATCGCGATAGAGCTGCGCGTGCGCCTCAGTGTAGCTCCCTGTGGGCCCCCCGTGCTTTGCCGCCAGGCGCTGCAAACGCCTGGACAGAATCCGATCGGCATTGCGCAAGATCTGAAGTGTCGCGCCAGCCCCGCCAACGAAAAGCCTCTCCGCGCGGTTCAACGTCAGCTCAATCGCTGCGTTGGGATCGTTCACCGGCTAGTCCTCGCCGTCGTCGGCGTTCTTGGGTTTGCCTGGGGGAGGATCCGGAGGCTCGGCGGCCATCATCCGTTCCATGGCCAACTCAGCTTCCGCCTCAATCTGAGCCTGCTCCTGCTCCACGTCCTTCACACCGTAGACTTGAGCCGTGTAGGCAATCGCCGTCCGGTTGGCGATAATCTTGCCCTGGGCACGCGTGGCGGCGTCGGTCATCGAGGTAATGTCCGTCGGCGTTGGCGGGAAGTATGAGCGCCAATTCAACTTGATATCACTAGAAGTCCCCGTGCTCCGCTGAACAACCTTGACCGTAACTTTCCCGTCAGCGCCACGCTCTTCCATGTAGCGCGGGGGAAGCGTCACCGTCGGCACGGATTGCAATCGGCTCCCGTCTTCCAGCACAACCACTTCGCCGGGCTGTGAAGAGATGATCCGACGTGAAGCCTGCAGCATCGCCTTCAAGAGCCGCACAATCAGCTTGCCGTACTGCTCTCGAATGAGGTCGCATCGACTCGCCATTGGCATGTAGAGCAACTTCAACGCTTCGCCGCTCTGTGCTCTGGACGTCAGGGTCTTCGGGTCGGCAACGACCACGCAAGCCTCATCCAGGCACCATTGCTCCATCTCATCCATCCATGAGATCGCGGCTGTAACCGCCGTTCCCTTCAACTCGAGGTAGTCTGCGCCGTTCACTGAGTAGATGGCATTCGAGGAACCCTTGCGCACAACCCCCGTGTTCTTGCCTGGTTCCGACTTGATCACGAGCGTTGGATCAACGTTCGCGTTGGTCCCCTTGTTGGTCGACGACGCGAGGTAGTTGATCTGGTCGAAACGCCCAAGCATCCCATCAAAGTCCGAGAGACCGTCCTCTCGCTCCGAATCCGGTAGGTTCTGGCACCAGAAGAACGGACACACACCATAGTTGTGTGTGACTGTGAATGACTGAATCTTCTGCGACCAAGTTCCATCCTTCGCTTCGCGCTCAGGCACCGGATTCCATGCGATTTCCACTTCCGTGTCCCAGTAGCGCACGGAGTAGTACGGCACCTGCTTCAAGCGGCCATCAACAATCTCCGTCTGCTCGTAGCGATAGACCTTGAGCGCGGCCGCCACAACGAATTCATCCCGATCCGCCCAACGAAGCACTCGGCAATGCTTCGCGTCGTGAACTCTCAAACGGGGCATCCCTTCCACGAACCCGAAGGACACACACGCGGTCCCCGTTGATCCGCCTTTCATGCGTAGCTCGATGAGCTTCGCGGGAAACGACGCGGCGTCCCAGATCCCCGACGTGAAGTCTGTTGCCTCCAAGTCCCCCGGGATCTTGACCTCCGGAAGTTGCTCCGCCCCCACGGCCATCGAAGTGAGCCGAGAGACGATCAGCGCTCCCATGTTGCGCTGCACCGAAGGCCTCCGTTCCTTCTGTGGGACGTAGTACTCAGCCTGCGCCGACTGATCCCCTCCGCGTCCTACCAGTGCAGCGTCCCAATCGTAGCGACGAGTCGCGTACTGGACGTCTCGCATGTACGCATCGACCAAATCGAGCTTTTCAAACCGGCCCCCCTGACACAGAAGGTCCAGCCGCAACCCGTAGAGCTTGGTCAGATCGGCTGCCATGGCCTACGACGCTGGAACTACGTAGGGCTCTGCAAGTGTCTTGGCGTACAACGTTGACGCGGCCGCTGATGCCGTGGTGACCTGCAGATAGATCGTCCCGGGGCCTGCGGGCGCATAAATCGTTTGCCCCGCCGTAACCGTAATTCCCGAACGCATCAGAAACCAAGAGCGACTTGCCGGCGTTACCGCCTGCGGATCATCAAAACAAATCCACACCGACACAACGGCCGTGTTGCCAGAGGTCCCCTTCAAACCCAAGAGCAAAGATGACGGTTGCTGGTCGGTCTGCGGAATTCGCTCCGCTGTGAATATCAACCGCTCGTTCGGTACGGCGCCGGGCGAGGTGAGTGGACTTGGATCTGCCGAGGCCCCGGCTCCAATAGCGCTCGTGTGAACGTACATGGCGAGAGTCTATCCTCAGCGTCGTTGGGTGTCCAGGGTTCGCGCCCGAGGGATCCCATACTGCCTGGCGCATTCTCGTGCAAGCCAGGCAGCCATCAGATGGTCCCCCGTGTGCTGATTTGGGTCGTAGTGTAGGCAGTTGTTCCGGAAAGCAATACCATCAGGCGCGACATCGAGACCGGAAGCGCCGGAAGGCATCACCCAGAGCCGGTGACGGAGCTCCACGGCCAGCGATTCCACCCCCCAATGCTCGTCCAACTTCTTGGCCGCCGTCGTGTGGTAACCCCGCACCGGAATATTCCCCTCGGACAACTGGACGATGTACTTCTGCGCCCCATTGTTCTCGACCAGAATGTCCGACCCGTAGCTGAGATAGGTACGCCGGAGCCGCTCCAAAATCTCTGGCGCCTGCCACCGCCCCGATTCGATGTTGACCACCAATCGACGGTTGTCCGGCAAAATCGCAAGCGTGAAGATCACCGTCAAAGCATTCCCGGTCTTGTCGCCCACGGCCAAATCGACGCCTGTGAAGCACGGGAGGAACGGGCCCTTGGGGGTACGACGTGGCGCCGAGACCAACTCGAAGGTCCGCCCCTTGCCCGCTGCCTGCATGTCGTCAAGCCACCGCACCTTGAATCGGCTGGTGGCGTCCAGGCGCACCCTACATAGGTACTTCCGAATGAAGTGGCTCTCGGGCATGTTCGCCCGGCGATGTAGAAGCCGCTGGATCGGCCACTGCTCGGGCCAGATTGGCACCCATTGCCGCGGGGGATCGTCCGGGTTCTGTACCGCTGAGTAGCGCCGCGTCACGAACGCTGGGCGCTTCGCAAGCTCGTGCAGGATGTCGTCCGGGTGCCATGGGGTTCCGATGCAGTACACCCGACAGTTCGCCGTGGCGCGGGTGTAGACGGTCGTGTCGAACCAATCAACGAGCTTCTTGCGCTGTTCCTCGGTCCTCGTGTTGTCGAAATCCAGAATATCATCGAGGACAATCAGATCGAGGCGAGCGCCAACGATGGGCCCAAAGGATCCAAGCGCCTGAACTGTGGGATCACGCGCCGTTGTTCCGCGTTCAACCGTGATCGTCTGAGCAGTCCACGGATCCTCACTTCGGCTCGACCGGCGGAGCGCGGGAAACACGCGTGCAAGTCGCGGGTTGCGCTCAATCTCCGCGCGAATCTGCTTCAGCAGTTTTTCGGCAAGCTTCCCGGTGTTCGAGATGAGCGCGATCCGGATCCCGGGATTGCG